TAGGGATAGTCTACAACGCGGTGGACAGGTTACTGCCGTGGAAGCGGTACCGCCACGTCACCTCGGGCACGCACGCGAAGACGGCATTCTGGTCGAGAGCGCGGAGCCAGAAATCCCAATCCTCGAAGCCGTGCGCCGCATCGTCGCGCCAGCCGAGCGCGGCGCAGAGATCAGCACGGATCATGCTCGTCGCCGGGATATAGTTGCCGCGCCTAAGCCGGTCCGCATCGAACGGCGCGTTCGGATTCCACCCGCCGCGACCCTCGACGTGGCAATACGTATAGATGATGTCCGCGTCGATTCTGGTCGCGAGCGTGGCGAGATGATTCGTCAGCATCACGTCATCGTCAGCGATCTGCGCGATCCACTCGGCGCCCGCCTCGAGTGCGGCCTCCGTCAGCGCGTTCAGACACCGCGCCGGCCCCTGCCGCTCATAGTCGAGATGGATGAGATGCGCGATCGGCTGGAGCGTCTGCGCGGCCACGGCCGCCATACACTCGGCGCGGAACTCGACCCGTTCCGGAAGGCTCGCCGTGACGACTGCAATCCTCGGCGTCATGCGACCCCGCGGAAGGCGTGCTTCATGTCAAGCCGCAACTGCAAGGCTTCGTTCCAGCGGTCCCATACGTCCGTGCTCAGAGAGAGTTCGTCATACTCGCGCGGCAGGCGGGGATCGCGATGCGTATTCGATCCGAGGACGCGAGCAGGCGAGCCTGCGACCTTGCAGAACGGCATCACGTCTTTGATGACGCTCGCATTCAACCCGATCATTGCCGACTCGCCAACGACGCACCAGGGGTGTGTGATCGCTCCCTGACCGAATGTCGCATCCTGATCGATGATCGTGAAGCCGCCGAGCGTGCTGCCCGTGCTCAGCGTGACGCGATCGCCGACCTGCGAGTCGTGCGAGATATGCGAATACGCCATCACGAGCGCGTCAGCTCCGACGCGCGTCTCGTCGACGATGCCGTGATGCACGGTGACGTACTCGCGCAGACACGCGCCGCGACCGATCACGATCCCGGCGTGCCTGACGGGCGCGTCGAGGCCGCTCGGATAGGAGCCGCGATGCTGCGGCGACCCGCCGATCATCGCGTGCGCGCCGATGTAGACGTCGTCTCCGATGCGGCACGGGCCGGTAATCACGGCGTACGGTTCGATCGTCACGTTCTCGCCGATATCGACGTTGCCGCGAATGATGACGGTGTCGTGAATCATGCCTGCTCGATGTCCTCCAGGGTTGCGATGACGCGATGCTCGAGCGTCATATCGTGATCGCCCGCGTTGATTCTGCGAGCCATGTCGGAGAGGCTGCGCTCGACAGGTGTCGGCGCCGCCTCGTCGGCGAGCTGGTCCCACGACGTATCTCCGCCGGAGCAGACGAGACGCATCGTGCGGCGCTGCTCCTCGGCATCTGTACGCGCCGTGAGCGTCGCTACGGCCCAATCCGTGTCGAGCCATACGTGAAGATGATGATCGCCGCGGTCGACGCTACGGACGCGCCACGGTGCGTCTCTGAGCGCGTGCAGGAGCGCGACGTCGTGAACCATCATGTCGTGAAGGATCGGCGCCGTCGACCGCGTGCCGACGGCGAAGCGTTCCGTCGTGACCTCGAGGATGTTCCCCCATGATGCGGATTCGGTCTGCATCTGGTGGAACGTCCAGGCGTGACGCATCGTGTAGTCGATCACGGCGACGCGCTTCTTACGCTGCGCCAGCGAATCGATGCGGCGCAGGTCGGCGAGGCTCGTCGCGCCCGGCTTCGCGATCATCACATTCGCATGACGCGCGAGCGCCATCATCGCCGCCTCGACCTGCGTCCCGATCGGCGACGCGATCACGACGAGCTGCGGCGTCGTGAAATCCAACGCATCCGAAAGTGTACGAAATGTATACAGATTCGCCGCTCGTGCGACCGCTCGCCGATCCGCATCGGGATCATGAACGCCGGCGACGAAGAAGCCCGGATGGTCGAGAAGGTTCCGCGTCAGGACGCCTCCCCAATACCCGAACCCGGTGACGAGCGTCCGGATCACCAGGACTGCTGGAGTCGCGTCGCGAGACTCCACTCCATATCGCGCGGCAACCCATTCACCGCCTGCGCCCAACGGTACTCGTACAGAGCGTGATTCGCGGCGTGCGTCTCGCGATTGCGCTCCGCCTTGACGGGATCGCTCGCAATCGTGCTCGAGTTGTCGTGATGCACAATCGCAGCCGACTGCACGAACGTCATGCCATGCACGCGGGCACGACGCTCCCAATCGACATCCTCCATGTAGGCAGGGTGAAAGCGTTCGCAGAAGAGGCCGACGCGCCTGATCGCGTTCGCGCTGATCCACGTACAGCACCACGGCGGAGCGCCCGCCTGGACGACGTCGGCCTCGTCCGTGTCCTGCGAGAAGATCGCTAAGGCATCCTCTCCGAAACAGGCGTCAGAGTTCAGGAGAAGCCACCCGCTCGCGTGCGGCGTCGCCTTGATGCCGAGGTTCCAACTAGTCGCGACGCCGAGATTCGACGGCATCTTCCACAGGAAGCGGCGCTTCGCGATCATCCGCATCTGGATTGTGTCAAGGTAGTGATCCGGCAGGCCGTTCCCGTTATCGATGACGATCAGCGTCTCGACCTCGTCAAGGCTTTCGATGGCGCGCTCGAGCAGGTCATACCGATTCAAGACCGGGATGATGACGACGTCGATCACGGCTGCCACGTCGCGAGACGCTGCATAATCGGCCGCCAATGCTTCGCGTAGACCGCGTCAGCCTCGTACGCCTTCGCGAAGTTGAGCGCCTCCTGACTCGTCGTGCCACGCTCCCGCGCGTACGCATCCTCGAGCGCCTGGACGATGTGATGAACGTGCGGCGTGAAGAACCACGAATCCTGATTCGGATCCCACAATGGCTGCCCATCGATCACCCATCCATCGCCGACGAGCTCGGGCTGCGCGCTGAACGCACTCACGATGACCGGCGTCCCGCACGCCTGCGCCTCGATGACGGGCACGCCGAAGCCCTCGCCGGCGCTCGTCGCGAGCAAAACGTCCGCGTCCGTGTAGAGCGCGGCGAGCGCCGTCTGCGGGATGTTCATCCGGTAGAGGTACTGATTCACGATGCGGACCTGCTCAGGCTTGATGCCACACGCGGCGACGAGGCGCTTCACGTCGACACCGCCGAGCGCCGCCGACTCGTCCGTATGCAAGTAGAGGATCGCGTCGGGACGGTTCTGCGCGAACACGCTGAACGCGAGGAGGTTCTCGCCCCAGCACTTCCGCGGCGGCGTCCGACCCTTATTCGCAGAGTTCATCATCACGACGAACGCATCGGGATCCTCAACACCCATGATGTCGCGGCCGCGGATCTTCTTCCCCTGCGCGTCTAGGAAGGTCGGCGTCGGCTTGAAGACGCTCGCGTCGAAAGCGTGCGGCGCATACTCGTGCTCGATCTTCTCCAGCTCCAGCATTCGCGAGCCGAACTGACTCATCGCGATCGGCAGGACGTTCGGCTTCTTCAACCATCGGATCACGTCCGGCGGTGCGGGCTGGTGATCGATCGGCACCCATGCGGCGATCTTCTCGATCTGATCGATGCTCGGATTCTTCAGCGCCCACACATCAAAGAGCGTGACGACGGCACTCGGCAGCGGCGACGCGCTCGACCAATGCTGCCAATGCGCGCAGAGAATGTCATCGCTGTACGGCGAGACGCCCGTCGGGTACAGCTTGACCCCGTTCCAATCCGTCTCCGAACCCTGGAGGCCGAAGTTGCACGCGACCGCGACCTCGTGCCCGTCACGCTTCAGACGGTCGACGACCTGCGCCGTCTGCACGCCGTAACCCGTAGCGGCGAAGGGAGCATTGCTCGCCCAGAGGACGCGCGTCGGCTGGATGCCAGGCTCGACGTGCTTCGCTTTCGCAGCCGCTCGACGCATCTGCCGATTCGACACATTCCCTCCCTAAAGACTAAGGGCCGCCGGTCCGAAGACCGACGGCCCATAGGCTACCACTCGGAGTCGCGTACTAGGACGCGGCGCCGACGAAGTACTTGACGTGGCTCGACTGCACGAGAGCCGAGTCGACGCGCATGGTCGCGCGCAGCGTAGTCAGGTCCGCGTTGAAGGCGAACTCGTCGCTGCGATCGATGCGGATCCCGCCCACGGTGCGGACGTAGAAGGACGGCAGGTGGCCGACCAGGACCGACTTGACCGCGGTGCCGGCGTTCGCCATGTGCGGGTTCTCGTACACCTCCTTCCCGAGCAGCAGGTCGCGGCGGTCGCCGCTAGCAGCCGGGTCGAAGATGTAGTTGCCGGCGGTGTCCTTGAGCTTCCGGACCGCGCCGATCGACGAACCGTTCATGAGCCAGCCCACGCCCGGGAGCAGGCGCGCCGCGCCGTCTAGGGAGTAGTACAGGTCGATGAGGTTGTCGGCGGTGAAGGCGCCGGAGACACCGGTGCCGCCGGTGATGCCCGAGCCGGCCGCGGAGACGATGCCCTGCGGCTGGACGGTGCCGGTGCCGTTCGTGAGGGCGGCCTGGACGTTGTAGCCGAGGCCGTTGCCGATCTGCTCCGACAGGAAGCCGAACAGGTCGACGCCGTTGTCCTCGATCAGCTCGCGGCTGACCTGGATGAGGAAGCCGTACTTGTACGCGCCGAGCGTCGTGAAGGCATTCAGGGTCGGATCGCTTTCCGACATCACGGCGCCCTGAGCGGTGACGGTGCTCGAGGACGAGTACGAGGACAGGCTCGGGATCTGGAGGTTCTCGCCGCCGGCCGTGTTCAGCACGGTCGAGACGTCGAGCATCGGACCCACGAGGCGGGCCTTGAGGAGGACCTCGTCGAAGAACGAAGTCGGCACGGGGCTGCCGGTAGAGCTGGTCAGCATGTCGCGCCGCTCGAAGTTGTACGACCGGATCTCGCCCTTCGCGAGAGCCCGGATCGCCTCCGCGTCGGAGTCGTCGCCCGCGGGCTCCTCGTCCGTGCGGATCTCAGCCGCGACCGCGTCGAGGCGCGCCGCGCGCTCCTCGTCGGCCTTCAGCTGCTCGATGATCTGCGCGCGCGAGTCGAGCTCGGCGGAGATCTTCTGGTACTTCTCCTCCTCGTCGCCGGTCAGGTCGCGCTTCTCAGCGGCCGCCGTGTCGAGCAGGTGCTTCGCCTCGTGCCACGCGGCCTGGCGAAGATCGTGCTGGCGCTTGATGTACTCGGACATCTGCGATCTCCCTTCGGAAATCAAGTTGGGGTTGACTGCCGGCCGCGGCTCCGCGAAACCGAAACACCCGACGCGGCTCCGCATCGGATACCAGAATCATAACCCCGCGAAATAGTGAAACGAGGATTAGCCGCGAAACGCTAGACGCGCGCCATTAGCACGTCGAGCTGCTTCTGCTTCATCGCCAACTTCGCGGCGACATCATCACGCTCGGCGCGCAGCTTCGTCACGGCCTGATCGAGCACGGCGGCGAGCTCGTCGTCGAGCGTCTCGCCCTTCTCGAGCGCCGTGATCGCCTCGTTCAGCTTCTCAGCCTCGAGGCCCGTAGCGTCGACGAGGCCGTCCAGGCTGCGGACGCTGGCAGCCGTTGCCTCGTATGCCGGGAAGCCCGTCACGATCGACACCTCGTGCAGACGAACCTCGCGCAGTTCGCGCTCCTGCCCGTCATCGCTCCACGAGTCGCCGCCCTTTGGGACGCTAAAGCCGAAGGACATCGAGTCGATGTCGCCGCGCTTGAGCAGGACTGCCATGTCGCGGCCATCCGTCGTGTCGGGCAGGTCTGCCTCGACCTCGAGGCCGCGCTGCGACTCCGACAGGCGGAGCGTTCCGGCGCGCTTCGAGGCGAGGACACGCGAAGTGTCGTGATTGACGAAGAGCTTGATCTCGTTACGCGAGCGCAGCGAACGCGCGAACGCGCCCGGCGCGATACGCTCGATGAACGGAAGCGGCTGGCTCGGCGAGTTGAACGCGGCCGCCAGGCCGACGAACGTCATACCGTTGCCCTCCGTCGCGTTCCGAATCTCGAACTCGTTGACCGTGACGCGACGCTGCTCGACCCCGTTCTCCATACGAAACAGGGTAGCACCGGGGCGCTCGCGAACGGAGATCCCCGGATACCATCGCCGATCCTGCTCCTCCTCCTCGGCGGCAATCTGGTCGCGCTTCCGATTGAACCATTCGATCGCCGGCTGCGGATCCAGCGGATCGATGCCCCAAAGGTAGAACGCGACGGCGCCGTTGCCCGGCCAGCCGTCCGCGTCCGCGTCAGAGTTCTGCGGCGCGTCAAGATCCACGAGATGCCGAGCCGCCCAGGCGGCAACGCGCACGACCTTGTCCTCTGACACCTCGCCGGCCGCCATCAGGCGAGCCTCGCGGATCGTGCGCTCGACGAGGCCGTCGCCACCATAGCCTTCGGCGCGCAACTCGAGGCCGCGCGCGGCAGCGTCGCGGATGTATTGCGGCAGCGTGAGGTCGACCTGGCGATCCTCGCCGCGCGTCGACTTCGGATGATCCTCCGGCAGGAGATCATTATCCGTCACATAGTTCGCATCCTCGGGCGCGCCCGTGCGGAGCAAATACAAGAAAGCATTCACGCGAGCCATCGCCCACGCTCCACGCGACACGCCGGGGCGGTGACTCGTCGAGTACGCGCCAGCGCCGCGACGATACACGGCGGCGAGCTGGCCGAACGTCGTCCGCGTCCAATCCGGCCGGTCCTCCTCGAGCATCCGCTCGTTATGGTCCGTCGCCTTATTGCGAAGCGCCGTCTCCGTTCGCGCACTCAACTCGATATCGCCGCCTGGACCACTCGCCGACCCGGGCTCATTCTCGTCCGAACCTTCGATCTGATCCTCGGCGGGCGCCGGCGTTGACTGCGGATTGACCTGCCGCTCGACCATCTCCGGCAGTTCTGCCGGATCGACGGCGTCAGGCGTCAGCGTCGTGATGCCGATCCGCGCGTACTCGGCGCGAATGTCCTCGTCGTTCTCGATCGCTAGTTCGATGTTGTAAACGTCGAGGAGATCCTTCACCGTCTCCGACTTGAAAGCGAGCGAATCCGCATCCGCGTTCGGCTTCATAAAGAGCTGGTCCCAATCAACGTCCGCCGCCTCGAGTTCGGCGATAGTCATCGCGCGATCATCCTCGATGCGAGCCGTGACGATGATGACCTCGCCCTCGTACTCGTCGACGAACTCCACGACGTTCGCGATCGGATCACCATCAAAGGTCAGAAGCGTGCCGTCGATGTCGACGATGATCGCGGGCGGGCCGTCGAGGTTGCGCTCGCCGCCGGGCTCCATGCCCTCGGCAATGCTGACCGCGACCATCTGATCGATCGCCGCCTGCTTCGTCTCGTGGCAACCGATCACCTCGCCGTCGTCCTTGATCGTCGCCCACCCGTCGCAGTCCGGGCTCGTGTCCGTAATGAAATACGGCATCGGCTAATCCTGTCGGATGACTGCGACCTGGACAGCGGTCCCGCCAGCGAGAGCCGCAATCGACTCGCCAGCGTCCATCGTGAGCTGAATCGTCTGACCCGCACGAAGCCGGTACGCCGACCCGTTCGCGCCGAACCACACTTCGTGCTGACCGTTGAAGTCCTCGGACCAGACGAGATCGAAGAAGACCTTCGTCTCCTGATTGCCACCATTCACGAATCGCATCGCGTACGTGCTGGACCCCTTCAGCGTGTAGATCTTCTCCGAATCCGCAGAACCAGACACCTTGTGCGCGGACGTGACGAGTTCCGTCGCGACGACAGTGCCCCCCGTCACGCTCGTCGCCGAGTCGAGCACGGCCTGAGCCGTCGTCGGCGATTGGCGATTCAAGTTGTAAGACGCGATCGGAGTCCCAGCCGACGTGACCGTTCCGCCCTCGATCAGAGTCGCCGTCACCTCGGCGCCCGTCGAGACGATCTGGTAGGAGATGAACTGAACACCGCCAGGCGGCGTGACCATTGAGAAACTCGCCGTGCCGCCGGATGCGATCGTGAAGACCCGCGACATCTCAAACGCGAGGCCGGCGCGAGAGTAACCGCCATCGACCGGGTCCGGCTCGAGGTTCTGGATCGTGACGCGCTGCGCGTCCGTGCTCGGCGCGAGGATCTGCGCGAGCGCCGTGCCGAGCGTGTAGACCGTCTGGCTGATAGCCACTATGCGTCACCGTCGACCGGGTAGGCCGCCTTCGGATTCTCGGGATCGATCTGACTGATCGGCTGGAGTTGCGTCGTCGGAAGACCCGTATGCGGAATCGCGGGCAGGTCGAGCGCGGCAAGGATCGAAGCGGGATCAAAGCCGGAGAAGACGAGGCGCTGAACGATGCCCGACTTCTTCTCGAGCTCCGTCAGGTTCGCAGCGTCCAGGTCGACGTTCGCGAGAGGGACGCGGTAGACGTCGCCGCCATCGACGGGCGGCATGTCCTCGATGCGGCGGATATCGTTGATGGATGACCATCCGTTGACGAGTGCCGAGGCGTGCGCCGCGTATCGGCTTGCCTGGTCGCCACGCTGGAGGGCGTCGACGTTGAACTTCAGGAAGGCGACGCCCGGTAGGAGCGTCGAGTAGGCGTCCTCGATCTTGACGATGTACGGGCGGAGCGTGTGCTGGACGAACTGGATGCCGTTCTGCTCGACCGAGGCGTACGACATCGCGCCCGGCGTCGTGACGCCGATCATGCTCGGCGGGCAACGGAACGTGCGTGCGATCTCCTCGACAGCGAACTGCCGCGACTCCAGCATCTGCGCCTCATTCGGCTCGACGCTCGTCTTCGTGAACTTCGCCCCGCCGAACAGGACACCCGGCCGGTGCGACCGGCGCACACTCTTGTGCTGGAGCTCGAAGGAATCGGCGAGATCCTTCGCCTGCTCGCGCGTCAGCGCGCCAGGGTATTCGATAATGCCGCCGACCTGCGATCCCTGACCGAAGAACAACTGCGCGAACGTGTCGAGCGCCTTCGACAGGCCGAGCGTTTCCTTGACCATGTCGATCCTGGACCGGCCGCGCAGCTCGCCCGGCAGGCGCAGCTCCGTGATGTGGATCATGTCCTCTGACGCGATGACGTCGCGATTGTCATAGACGAACTCGGGGCGCCGCGTCACGCGGTTCAGGCGAACCTCGACGTTGCGAGGATTCAGCACGATCAGGCCGGCGATGCCCTGATCGTCGCGCAGGATCCGCGTAAACGAGTTGCCATTCAGGAGCAGGCTGACGAGTACCTGCTGGAAATGCTCCGTCCTGGAGACGCCGATCTCGGGAGTGTCGAGCCACTCGGGGCGCGGACGGAACGGCGTGCGCGTACCGTCGCGGCGAATGTACGTATCGACCGGCAGCGTCGAGATGCTATCGGCGATCAGGCGGACGCAGGCGTAGACGGTGCCGAGCTTCAGCGCCTCATCCTGATTCATCGTCACGCCCGACGCGGTCGTGACCATCAGGTCGCCGCCGGAGCCGAAGATCGTCTGGAAACTCAGCGCGCGCTCCTCGCCGGAGTCGACGCTCGGATTGAAGATTCTACTGAGCACGCGACCTCTCGACGGCAATGGCGAACACTAGGAGGAAAATCCCTGCCGCGATGATGCCAGCGGGCGGGAAGATGAGTCCCGCGCCAACGCTGACAGCCGCCGCGCCAATGACTTCCATTGCCAATATGATAGCCGCCCTATTCATACGCTAAAGAACCCTGGCGCGATCATCGTCTCAGACTGCACGACTCCACCATACACAGCCATAACCCCGGCAACTAGGGCGTCGATTCGCTGCCGCTGACGGATCTTCGACACCTTCCAACCGCGGTCCGTCATCACGGCGGCGGCCGATAGGCAGTGAGCTGTCAGTCCGTCAGGATCGTCGCCAGCGTGGACGATCTTGCCCTCGCCGAGCATTGAATAGAACGCCTGATAGGCGTCCGCCATCGTCGCCGAGTTCTGCGGCATCGTCACGACCGGGATACCTTCGGCGTCGAGGACCTGCGCGGACCGCTCGAAGAAGCGCGGATCGTAGAAGACGCCGGCGAGGTGATAGTCATCATTCACGCGGCGGACGTAATCTTCGATCTCCGTTAGGTCGACATTCTGTCCAGGGCGCGGCGTCCAGATCTGCGCGCGAATCATCACCCGCCCATCCTCGAGCTCGTGCGCCATCACGACGGCCGTCGAGTCGTGAACGATGCCGACGTCGACGCCGAGCGTCACGCGACCGCCGATCGGAATCTCAGCATCGCGATCGATCGCAGCATTCCACCACTCGGCCGGGATCCACGCCTGCGAGCCCGCGACCCATACGCAACCGTGGAACTGCAAGACCTCCTCGGCCGTGAGTTCGGGGTTACTCGCCTGACGCGCCAGATACTCCTCCGTGATCCACGACGCCGGGTTCGCAAGTTTCATCGCGGCCGTGTCCGTCGGATCCTTCGTCGGCGCGGCATAGTTATAGATCAGCGTCCGCGCGTCGTGATTACGGCTGATCGTCAGGCCGTCATGCTTCTCAAGTTCGCCGACCGCCTCATTGCGGTCCAGCATCCGACCGAGGATCGACGATTCGCGCTCGTTCGCATCGCCCGCCGTCGTGATCGTGAAGACCTGCGTATTGACGCGGGCGCCGCCGGCGGTCGTCAACGCGGCCCACGCCTTCCGCTGGCTCGGCTTCGTCCAGGCGTGGAGCTCGTCCGCGACGACGAGACTCGGCGAGTAGCCGTGCAGGTTGTCGGCGCTCGACGCCATGCGGAGAATCTTCCCGCCGCCATCCGAGCGGCTGATCTCGCCGACGTACTCGCGCAACGCAACCCCGTCCGAGAGTAGCGGCGAGCGGCGAATGAACTGCACACACGTATCGAACAGACGGCCCGCCTGCTTATCGGACGCTGCGGCGAGCAGGATCTCCGGCTGCGTCTCATCATTGAAGAGGCGGTACAGCGCGTACGCGGCGAGCATCGTCGTCTTGCCGTTCTTGCGTGGGACGATGATGATCGCCGACCGCCAATGCGGTGCCACTCCGGTACCGTCCGCCGTTGCGAGCGCCTCGCCCATGATCTCCAACTGCCACGGCTCGAGACGAAGCGGCTCGCCAGCGAACTGATCGATTGACTGCGTCAAGAACTCCTCGCACCACCACGCGAAATGCTCGACACGCGACCCGGTCGCGTACTCCTCCCAGCGGTCCGTCACGTCTCGAGCTTCTTCGTCGACAACTTCACAACCGGCGGCGCCTTACGATCCGTCGCCGTCGCCGAACCCGTCGGCCGGCCAGGCGGACGCTTCAACGCCTCGGGCTCCAACTTCAACGCGCGGCCAGCGCGAGCCGCATCCTTCTCCGACTCGGCCAGAAGTTTCACAAGCGGATGCGGCACGACAGCACCGTTCGTATGCGTAAAGAGTTTCGGCCGGCCGTAGCTGATCCACTCGGCGCGAACCTCCTCGACGAGGTCGATTGCTCGAGCGAAACGCAGGACCGCGTCGTGGAATCGGCCCGGATCTGGCAGTCCTTCGACGTGCCTGGACGCGAGCACGAACGCGCGGCGACCCTCCGGGCCGAGGTCGTCAGGCGCAGGGCTGTGACTGTCAACGGTCACAGGAACCCCCGTGGCCGTCGCGGTTCCCGTCCCAAAGCATTGGGGCCGGGGTGCCTGCGCGCGCCCGCTCGCAGTCTCGACCCACCCCCCGAACTCGTACGGGGGGCCTAGTCACGCTCGCCTCTCAACGCGGAAGGCAGCCTCGGCGCGCCGGCCACGACCATCGCCTCGAGCCGAGTTACAGGATCGGTGGGCAGGCATCAGCGGAGACGAAGGCTGGCCGGGCACGACATGGTCAGCCGTCCACGGGTCGTCCACTCGCGCATGCTCGCCGCACAACCAGCACGTCGTCGACGGATCGGCGCTGGCGGCATCCCGTACCCGACGCGCCCGACGCGCATAGTCGCCGCGGTAGTGGGCACGCGAGGCGTTCCGGTGCGCCTGCCTCTTCGCTTCGCACGATTCGCAACGCGAACCATTCGCCGTCAGGCCGCGACAGTCCAGGCATATCTGGCGGACAGGCACCCGGCAGCCCCTACCCCATCGCCTCAAGATGCCGGGGGACATAGCCACGCCGCAGCATTTCGACGAAGAGTTCAGCCGCGCCCATCTCAATCGTCTCCGAGATCACCGCGATGACCTTCCGGTCCTGCGAGATATCGCGCACATGGACGACACATCGACCATGCTCGCCGACCTGGAGCCCGACGCGATAGCCATGCTCGTACGCGAGCTGCATGACGCGCTCAAGCTCCGGCATCCGCTCGCACCCATGACCACTCGGCAGACTCACGGCAGCGTCAGCTCCTTCCGCTTCGCATAATCGCGGGCAGCCGACTGGGCCGACACGGGATTCGGATAGCCGAGGAGGTGCGCGATCGCTTCCCAGTCATAGCCTCTCCATCGTAGCGCGAAGCATTCCGCGGACTTCGTCGGGTTGCGCTGAGGCCGATGCGCTTCGGTTAGGGACGAGTCGATGCGGCGCTGCTGGCATGGCGCGCATTGCTTCTCTCGAGCGGTGCGGTACCTGGAGAGGCGAGCGCCGCAGTCCGAACATAGGGTCAGTTCAGCCATGCGCGCGAGTTGGAGAGGATGCTCGGCCCTGTCTCTTCGAGCTGGTCGGGCGGGAGTGTCAGGACGGTTTCGGGTTGTGCTTTGACGAGTTCGAGGACGCGCGTCGCGTACTCGACCGAGTTCGCGTCGTGGTCGCCGTCCTCGTTCGTGCGGATCGTGATGAGTGCGGCGAGGCAGAGGTACGCCGTGGAGTACGCGATCGGGAAGATCTCGGCGGGTCGCTCGTCGTCGGGTACCATTGCCGTGTCATTGTCGCAGCGTCGGCGGCTACTCCGGCCGCGCGCTCCTATGACTTGTGGGGGTGGTGGATGTCATCCACCGAGCCCCTTATAGGGTAGGTGGATCGGTGGATGACGTTTTTCCCTTAGGTATGCGGCTGAGCCATCCACCGAAACGTCTCGGTGGATGACGCTCTCGGTGGATGACATTGGCTTAGATAGAGGCTTCCCATCCACCGAGCGCTTCGGTGGATGAGCGCTCTCGGTGGATGACATCTACCCGTTTTGAGGTAGGTCGCCGCAGAACTTCCAGAGCCACCGATTGCCTCCGCCAGGCTCGCGCTTGCGAGCGAATCCGGCCGCCTCGAGGTCGACTGCGAGCAGTTCCCAGATGGCCCGATCCTCATTCTTGCGGGGACGATAGTTCTCAACTTCCCAGCCAAACGCGGCGAACAGCTCGTCATTCGTGCAGGGCTGGTTGAGGATCTTCATCTTTGCTTGCTCGAGCAGTTCGCGCGCCATCGTCTCGGCGTTGGACTCGTACGCCCGGATGCCGATGCCGCTGATCTGGAAGCGGTGCGATCGCGGCTGTGTTTCGATCGTCAGGAAGAACTCCTGTGGGCGCATCTCGGGGCCGATGCGGTTCTTCGGCATGGAGAGGCGGCGGGCTTGCGTCTCGTCCTTGCCGCCGTGCTTCTCAAGGTGCAGACGAGCGCCAGAGATTGCCGCGTTCATGTCGGATGATCCGGCGTAGTCCTTGCCGCGATTGTCGTGGTGCAGGAGGAGTGTCGCGTAGGGGAATGCTTCGAGGCCTTTCGCGAAGGCTCTGAGCATCCGGCCGACTTCCATCTGCTCTTTCTCGTCGCCGGCCCAGAGGGCGCGTTGGGAGTCGATGATGACGAGGCGGGGATCGTAGGTGTCGGCGATGTGTTGGAAGATCGCGTTTGTCTTGTCTTCGTAGCCGAGGATGGGCTGGTCGACGGTGAAGACGTGGAGGTTCGCGTCGGCGGTGATGGTGGTGTTGTGGATGCGGTGGTGGATCTGGACGGCGGCGTTCTCGCCGTCGAGGATGACGACGCCGCCAGGGTGGATCTTCTTTCCGAAGAGTTCGCCGCCTTCGGGGCGGCTCATCTGCTCGGCGATCTTGAGCGAGAGGTATGACTTGCCGAGGCCGCCGTCGCCGTGAAGCATATTGAGCGTGCCGGGTGCCATGTAGTCGTCCCATACCCATTCGATGATGGGTGGCGCATCATTGACGAGGGTGGCGGTGTCGAGGTGCTGGAGTCGGCTGAGGAGGTCGTCCGTGTCCATACTTGCGATGGTGATGTCGCGCGGCAGGTCGGAAGGCTGGTAGGTGGCGAGGCTGCGCGCGATGCTGCCAACCTCACGATCGGACAGCGGCGGCTTATTGATCCGCAGATTGGCCGCGATGAGGGCGGCGCGGATCTCGTCCTCATTGAAGCCGCGGCGCCTCATCGTCCCGCCGAGCTCCGTAAGGACGGCATTGCGCGAGCCCTCGCCGACTTCGACGTCTTCGTCGATGATCGTTGCGGCCTTTCGGCTTGCACGCTCCTCGAGGTAGGACCGCAGCCACAGGGTTGGCGCTTCGGCCTCGAATGGTGGGCGGTGCTGTATCCATCGGTATGTGGCGCCCGAGGCGTGACGGCTCGGCTCGGCGACGATGTAGGAGACGCCGGCGCGAATGTCGATGCCTTTGTCTTCGTCCTTGCCGGTGCTGGGCGAGAACGCGCCGGTGTCGTCCTTGAATATGATGTGCCAACCCTTGCCGGTCTTCTGAGTTGGGGCGCTCTTGACGGCGTCCATGGTTGCCTGGTCGGCGATCGATGCGAAGCGTTCGCGGGCGGCTTCGCCGTCGAGGTCGAGGACGAGCCATTGCGATGTGCCGGCGACGAGGCCGATGTTCGCGTTGGGCAGCTCGTCCCATTGCATCGTGGCCGTCTCGGGGTCCGTGATCGGTTCGGATGCGCCGTGCTCGGTCAAGGGATGCTTGCCGGGCTTCGTGCAGTCTCTCCAGCCGCACGAGCAGGAGCCATCCTCGCGAATCCAATGGAGTGGCACGACGCCGCAGCCGAGCGCCGCGTACGTCGCGGCCGACGTTCGGAGACTCTTCATCGCCGACCGTGCTGGTACTTGACGACGTTCGTAGCCCGAGCCCAATACGTTTCGATGATCGATCCGATGGGCGGGATCTCGTGGCGATAGTGCTTTATCTCGTGCTCATCATCATGCTTGGGAACCTCGCAGCACGGAAATCCCCATTGCCCATCGATGGTCAGCGGAACAATCCTGTTGCAAGTCGGGCATCCTGCGAGGTACGCATCATGAAGATCGCAGTAGCAGGACTGATCCATCAATGCGTTCAGGCCCCATACGGGATGGCCGGACGATCCGTGGATCATCTCGCCGGGCGTCCCGCCGAGCACTAGGATCGTCTCCTTCCGCGAGTGACCCAATGCGCGGACTGCCTTATCCAATGCGGGCCGCAAGTCCTCCTGCGTGAATGCTGGCTTGATCTCGACGAAGAACTGCTGGCGACCGAAGTCGATATGGAAGTCGGGGATATAACCCTTGAAGTCGACTGGCTCGTACTGCCACGGCCAATCTAGGTAGTCGAACATGATCGCCCACTTCGCCTCGAGGCGACTGCGGAACTCGATCCCCTTGTAGACGGTCGGGATAGCGTGGACTTCGGGCATGGTCTGCTCCTTCTCTAGGTGCGCCTCGCGAGCGCCCGGCGTGATGCCGGTGACGTGATGATACACCCGCCGTCTCGTGTTCCGAGACTAGGGCCGAAAGGCCGACGGCCGCCTCCGAAGAAGCGGCCGCCGGTGCGAGGCGCAG